ATACTTGGATCTGATACTGGAAGTATGTCAATGCGTCCATCAAAGTCTTGTTGCATAACTTCTGGTGCAATATTACCTACAAAATAAGGATACGGCACTGGATTATTTGCAAAAATCTCTGCCAACATACGAAATTCTTGCTTTTGTGCGTAGTGTAAACGCTTATGGATGCTTGAAATAATCTTTGAACCTTGCTCAATCAAAGCAACAGTTGTACCAACGGGTGCTTGTGAGTTGACATCAGATATTTTTGCATCTGCAACTTGAGCAAAACGCCTTCCCGAATCTACAACGACCCCTAACAATTGTGCTAGTGTGCCAGATGGCTCTTTATATGGCAGTGGGATGATAGAGTTTTTGAGGTCTCCGCCTGGGACATCGATGTCACGAAACTCCCCAGGATTAAGAGGCTCATCATCATTACGAATACGAACACCACGAGCCTTAAAACCAGCTGGTAAATTAGATAGCGTACCCGCATCAATTAACTGCCTGAGAATAGAAGTTGCAGCACGAGATAAACCTCCGATTGTGTGTAGTAACCCGAAACCATAAAATCCAAACCCTGGTAAAAATTTAAAATGTACAAAATATTGTCTTTTTCTCTTTAGTGGGTCTTCTTCTCTAAAGTTTCTAACCACCGATAACACTGTTCCAGAGTTCTGATCAATGGTGACAATATAAGGTAACATAACACCCGAAGGATTCCCCTCCATATCCGCGTCTTCAAAACCCTCCAAGTCCAAGTCAATGTGGCATTCCAATAAGGTATAAGAGTCATCAGAATAGTTTGGACGTAATCCTTGAAGCTCATTGGTAGTTCCTTCAATACTACCTTCGTCTTCTCCAGAATCCGTTGTAGATAATTCAACATCTCTATAAACTCCTGCTACTTGTAATTTACGAATATCATTATACGTCATTTTAACTACATGTGTAACCCTCTCTGCCGTCATTAGATCTGACGCAGAATACGGAACAACTAAATCTTCGGCAGGCACAAACTTAGACATTGCCCTTTGTTTTGTTGTATCAAAATAAACTTTTTTAAATGTAGATCCAGTAAGTGGTAAATAAAATAACATCTGATCTGTATCAGCATCATACTCTTCCATGACTTCCATTATCTGGTAGTTCATAAAATCTTTAACTCTTTGTGCTTGATCTTCTGTCTGTTTTGTAGGTACACCTAATATCTGTGTTTTTACAGGTCCACCACTTTGTAACATCTCTTTATAAGCCTGGGACTGAAACTGGGTTGTTGCCTCACTCAATAATGGATGAGTTACCCCACTTGCACCAAGAAAAGGATCAGTTCGATCCTCGTAATTTATACCAAGTAAATTTAGTCCCTTGGCAATGGCTTCTTCCCAATCAGATCTTGACTCCATGTCTTCTCGGACTTTGTTTTGTAAATCTGAAGATAAAGATCCTAGTACACCCTCATCTAAAACTTCTGCTAAGTTCGCATCATGATTGTAAGGTTCTGCAACAACTTCTACCATTTCGTCTGTAGCAAGTTCGATTCCCTCTGGTAACTCGTCAATGGTCGATGGTAATTCGATTTCAAGACTATCTTCCTCTGGCATCATACTGCCACCCGCGCCCATTGATCCCTCGACCATTCCTGCTATCTGTCGTTCTGCCATTATGTGATCCTCGTTACTCTTTTTTTGCCTGGAGCCAGTATATCAGAAAATCTGTTTTTGACTAACTTCCCTTTTTTATGTGGCTTTTTATTTAACTTTTTTCTGATTTTTAAAAGTCTAGTAGTCATTAGTAAGTACCTTTGAACGTCCCACCACGAGCTTTCATTACCCCGCCCATATTCATTTTTTTAATGGTACCCCCAGCTTTTTTATTTCTGTCTGGAGTATCTCTGACTTTTTTCTGTTGTCTTTTTAACATTTTGTCATCCATTATTTTTTTATTCATTTCTTTCATATCAGATTTAGTCTGACCCTCATATGGATCCTTTTTCTTTTTTGTTCTAACTGGTTTTAATCTACCACCTTGAAAAGATTGTGGGTCTGGAACTATTAAAGACTCACCTTCAAAAGTACCACCTTTAAACTGCATTGACTTTTGACCTTCAGCAGACTTTAGTCCAGAATTTAAATCTTGAAGCATTTTAATTGTAGTGTTGTGTTTCTTAGCTATACTACCCAAAGTATCGCCTTTCATTATTTTAACTTTCTTAGTTATGTTACTAGATCCACCAGATGAAATAGCTTTTTTTAAATCACCAAAGAAACTTCCAGTTGATTGTGATCCACCGTCTTTTTTTCTAACAGGCTCTGGATCTATATCAGATATAATTTTTCTTATTGTCATGGTGTCTTGATTTTTAAGAAAATCGTATTCATCTTTTCCGTAGTCTTTTTTATAAGAAGAACCATACTTTTTTAAAAGTGCTGCCTTACTCATTTTACTATAATCTGCCATGTTTCTACTCCTTAATAATATTCTCTTGCTCTACGAGGAAACCAATCTTCTGGCTCTTCCTCACCTTGTAGTGATATAAACCCACCTTGCCTAAAACGCATAATAGCCATTGTCATACTATCACAATAGTCATCATGATCGCCATTCGGAAATGAAGCAACCTCTTCTATAACTTCATCTGCAAACTTTGAGTTAGGATACCACACTTTTCCAGATTCGAAAATAGGAGATACCATATGCATCCTCGTAACCTTATCTAAGTTACCCCCTTTGCGTCTGCCAGGACTAAATGTAACTACGGGTAAATTTATTAATCGCATCTCATCCGCTAATGATTGACCAGATGCCTTTGCCTCAATCAACATCAAATCTGGCTCCCAATACTCATTCTGCTCTATCGCTATGTCCTTTAACTCTGGAAAATTCCAACGTCCCTTTGTCGCATCTAGCAATATAATATGCTGTTCGCCATTCTCCTTCGGCTCAAAAATACCCCATGTCGTTATAGCACTATAGTCAGCACTCTCTTTTTTACTGTAAGCCGTATCGTAACTCTGAATAATATAATCCAATCTCGGTGTGTCTTCCCTCTCCCATAACTGCCACCAATCACGCTTGACCATTGCCACGGCTTCAGATGTAGGATTCTGCTGCCACTGAGCATTCCACTTGCCAATGGACAGTGAAGCCTTGACCTTTAACAATTCATCAACTTGCCAAAATTCGGGCCATAACGCTTTTTCATTAGGAAGTATAGCTGGAAACTCGACCACTTCCCATTGATCTGCCATAGTGTCTTTTGCTTGTTCTGTAATTAATCTACCCGTGAGGTCTTTCTTAGACCATCTTGTCTGCACAATTATGATGGTACCCCCCGGTTGTAATCTCTGTCTCGGTCCAGAAGTGTACCACTCATATGTATTGTCATACGCTGTCGAAGACAACGCATCTTGTTCAGAGTGTGGGTCATCAATAATTAATAAATCTGCACCACGACCTGTCATTGCTGCACCCACCCCTGCGGCAAAATATTCCCCGCCACGGCTCGTTTCCCATCTTCCAGCCGCCTGGCTATCCTGTTTGAGGTCCGTATCTGGAAACACATCGCTATAGATAGGATCAGCTATGAGATCACGAACCTTCCTTCCAAACCTTACCGCAAGTTCAGTGTTCATGGTAGCTTGTATTATTTTTAATTTAGGGTTCCTTCCTAAAAACCAAGAAGGCATAAGATAAGAGGCTAATTCAGACTTGGAATGTCTGGGGGGCATATTGATAATTAATCTTTTCAATTTACCATCGGCAATCGCCTCAAGCTTCTCAGCTATTATTCTGTGATGCCGTCCTTCGATAAATCCCTCGTATACATGTTTGGCATACGCCATAAACTTGTCCCTTGCCAACTCACGAGTTTCAAGTTTTTTCTTTTGTTCTTCAAGTTGTAGAACTTGTTGTAACACTTCTTTTGGTAGCGAATCTAGATTCATGTCCGAACGATAATATATCTGAATGAATTTATCAAGCTAACATAATACTATATGGTGCAGACGCACCTACGGTCACATTTAGGGGGAGGGGGATCGTTAACATGTTAATTAAACCTAGAAATAGCATAAGTTACCCCAATAGTTAACATGTTAATAGTTAACATGTTCATTAAAAAGTTGAACAACATGTAAATTTA